AAATGGTACTGGTTACACTCATCTTAACACAGCAGATGTGTATGTGGGAACTCTGTCAAATGCTCTAAAGATTGATGAGACAACACTAGACTTGATTGGTGCAACAGAATTAACTATTAAGAAAGACCTTAAAGTAGAAGGTCAATTAGATGTACAAGATGTACTTAAAGTCTCTGATGGCTTCACACTTGAATCATTTGACCCATATGGTCCTGGAGGTCTTCCATCAACAGCAATGCCTACAACTATTGCTGGTGTAGGACAGGAAGAAGGTTGGGGTGCGATGACCATTCGTTCTCGTGGAGAACATGCATGGGGACTAACAGGTTTTGGTATTCCAAACGAACCACCAAGAGCAATCTTAGCCATGCAGGCTGGTAGATTAGATGGTAGTAGTGACGATTACTTAAACTCAGCAGACATCTTTGGTCATCTAATGTTTAACCCATACAGTGGTTACAAAACAGGAACAGAATGGCTAACACCAAGTGCAGAAATTAGAGCGATTGCAACAGAAGACCACAGTACTTCAGGCATGGGAAGTAAACTTGAAATTTCTACAACAGAAAATACAAACAAAGCAGGGGCAACAGACGCAACACACACTAATGCAACTGTTACTATTCAAGGCACTACAATCTCAAGTAGTGGCACATTAATCTTTGATGATGCTGTTGAAATTACAGAAGAATTAAAAGTTGGTGTAACTGGCAAAACAACTGAAATAGGTGCATACACAACATCATCAGGTTACAATGTAAACGGTTTAGAAATTGATGCTGGTGACACTAGTTGGGCTATGGCTTCTTTCAAAGAATTTGAAGGTGGTGCTAACAAACCAGTGAGCGGATTTACTAACCCAGGCTTTGCAACAGAAGTATTTGGTGGAACACCAAGTTCACCAGCGGCACTAAGCACAGGCAAACGAGTATTTGCTATGACAGGTACAGCCGCAGATGATTCTTCTGGTGAAGCCCCTCCTGTAGCAAACATACGTATTCTTGGTGTAACAACAGAACAACAAAGTACATCAGCACGTGGGGCACAAGTAGAGTTTCAGACAATACCAAATGGTAGTTCTGGTCCAGAAGTTACATTTACTGCACAAGGTAATGAACTAGTCATAGGTTCTGGAAGTGATGGTAAAATACGTAGTAATGGTGGCAACTTAATATTAGATGATGATGTAGAAGTAACTGGAACATTAGATGTAACAGGTAACGCAACATTCGATGGTAACGTTACATTAGGTAATGCTAATTCAGATGTTGTTACATCAACAGGTAAACTAAAAGCATCAAATGGATTTAACTTCACTGTATTAGACACTGCAACAGCAAATTACTTAGGCGGTGTTCTACAAATTGTTGAAACAGGAGATGCCGCATACATCAGTGACGGTGACAGCGGCAACCCTTGCATTGGGGTCTGGTCTGGGTCATCATGGAAGAGAATAGCATTAGGTTCAGACATTAGTTCATCATAACAAAAGGAAAATTAATCATGGCGAAGTGGGCAGAAAAAGAAACAACATACTTTACACCAAAAGCACAATCAATAGAGGTGGAAGTTGCCCTCATCAAACAAGACGTTAATACTATTAAAGAAAGTACACGTGAACACAATCAGAAGACAGACAGAGACTTTGAATTAATTCACAAAAAGATTGACAAAATCGACAACAGACTATGGTGGCTTGGTGGAGTCATTATTGTTGCAACAGTTGGTCCATTAATAGGATCACTAATCACCTAACCAAGGGCAAATGGGAGAGAACAATGAGTGAAGAAAAGAAAACAGGAAGACCTAAGTTAGAAATTGACAAAGACTTAGTAGAGAAATTAGCACTAATACATTGTACGCCACAAGAGATTGGCTTCATTGTTGGTGCACACCCTGACACAATACGCAAACGTTTTTCTGCGGAATTGTCAAAAGGGAAAGCAGAAGGGAAACGCAAGTTGAGAAGAAAACAGTTCGAAGTAGCACTACAAGGTAATCCAACCATGTTGGTGTGGCTTGGCAAGAATCTTCTTGGACAATCAGATTCACCATTAGGCGATGATGACACAAAAGCGTTACCGTGGACAGACGATTTAGATTAAGGAACTAAGATGGCTAAATTTAAGGGAAGTAAATGTTTAACAGGCGATTGTGGTGGACACAGAGCAGGTTACCGTTATTCGTCTGGTGGCGGTGGTAAACAACCACATCCTAATGCGAAATCATTTAAGAAAGGAATGAAAATACATGTACAAGAAGTCAAAAAAGAAAACAGAATACAAAAGAAAAAAGCCAGTCAAGCGAAGAAAAGTCGTAAAACGGTAAAAGTAAACGTTTAATGCCACTAACAACACCACAAAAGACTGTTGCTAATAGTGACAAACGTTTCAGAGTATTATGTGCTGGTAGACGATTTGGTAAATCAGTTCTTGCTATTAGAGAACTTGCCAAGTTTGCTCGTACAAGTAACAAGAAAGTAATGTACGTTGCCCCGACATACCAAATGTGCCGGAACATTGTCTGGGCCGACCTAAAGAATAAACTTAGTGGACTCAATTGGGTTCGTAAGATTAACGAAAGTAGATTAGAAATAGAATTAATAAATGGTTCAGTTATTATGTTAAGAGGTGCAGACAATTATGATTCATTGCGTGGAACAGGATTAGACTTCCTAGTGATGGATGAAGTAGCCGACATTAAAGGGGAAGCCTGGAGCGAGGTCCTTAGACCAACTCTGTCAGCACAAAATCCACCTGGTTCTGCACTATTTGTAGGAACTCCTAAAGGTGTTGGTAATCATTTCAAAGATTTGTTTGAGATGGCATCAATAGATGAGAGTTGGGGTTCTTGGCAGTTTACTACTGTAGAGGGCGAGAATGTCCCACAAGATGAAGTAGAAGCGGCTCGTAGAGATTTAGACATAAGAACGTTTAGACAAGAGTACGAAGCAAGTTTTGAAACAGCAACGAATTTAGTTTACTATTCATTCAAACCAGAAAACAATGTAAAGAAATGGGATGGTAACAAAGAAGAATTAAAATCAATTTATGTATTGACCGACTTTAACGTAAGCCCAATGGCAACTCTTATTGCAGTGCCATCAGCAACAGGTCTACATGTGATTGATGAAATATGTTTGTACTCAAGTAACACAGATGAGATGGTACAAGAAGTGAGAAATCGTTACCCACATCAAAGAGTAACAGTGTTTCCAGACCCGGCTGGAAATCAAAGAAAAACAAGTGCTGGTGGTAGAACAGACATAAGCATATTACAAAATGCAGGATGGAATGTAAGAGTAAAACAAAGACATCCAGCAGTAAGAGACAGAATAAATGCTGTTAATTCATTATTGTTAAATAGTAATAGTGAAAGCAGATTATTCATTGAACCAAAATGTAGGGAACTTATTAAGTGTCTTACTAGGTTCAGTTACAAAGAGAATACACTAATACCTGAAAAAGGTGGAAAAGAAGATTATTCACATTTTCCAGATGCTTTGGGTTATGGTGTTGAGTTCTTGTTTCCGGTAACGAGACAAGTAGAAGCCCCGACAAATCAAACGTTTGGGATGTATTAAAGGAGAAAACATATGTCTTACTTAACTAAAGAGACAATACAAGATGTTCATTCAGTCTATGAGACACATCTCCCACGATGGCGTTATTTCTGGGCGAGTTTCAATGGTGGATTCGATTACCGTAAAAGCGGTCTTGAAATGCTTAGACGTTACATGAACGAAGACCAACAACCAGGCCACCAATATGAACAACGATTAAACTACACTGCATTAGAGAACAGTTGTAAATTAGTGGTTGACACTTACAAAGCATTTATGTTTAGAACATTGCCAGTAAGAACATTGGGTAACTTAAACAAACTACCATACACAAGTGAGTTCTTACAAGACATTGACTTAGATGGTACAGACATTGACCAGTTTATGAAAGAGGCAAATTCACTTGCTATGATTTATGGTCATGTATGGGTGTCAGTTGACAAACCTGTTTCAGATGTAGCACTAACACTAGAGCAAGAGATTGACTTAGGTATTAGACCATATGCTCAAATGATTACACCAGAGAATATTATGGACTGGGGTTACAAACGTGTTAATGGACGTTATGTACTTAATTACTTGAAACAAAAAGAACATGAAGATGAAGACACATTAGTTGTTCGTGTATGGAAAGAAGACACAATCTGCCGTTATGAACTACAAAAGAGTGGTAAAGGTAAATTAGTATTATTAGAAGAACTACCAAACACAATTGGTAGAATACCTTTTGCAATGCTAAAAGCAAACCCTTCTAATGTTCGTGGCACGGGTCACAGTGACTTGGCAGATGTTGCTAAAGTACAGCAAGCCATTTTTTGTCTTTTGTCGGAAGCAGAAGCGGCTATTAGAATTAGTTCTCATCCATCATTAGTAAAGACAGCATCAACTGACGCAAGTGCAGGTGCTGGTGCAATCATTACAATGGATGAAACATTGCCAGGAGAGTTGAAGCCATTCTTACTTCAACCTTCAAGTGCAAACATCGATGCTATTATTAAAATGTTAAAAGAGCATCAAACAATGATTATGAAGATGACACACTTAGAAGCGGTAGTAGGTCAAAAGACCATTGCTAAGTCAGGTGTTGCACTTCAAACAGAATTTTCAATGTTAAACACAAGACTTGGAGACAAGGCTGATTCGCTTGAAAGATTAGAACACAAGATTTGGGAACTATTTCAAATGTGGACTGATGTTCGTGCAGATGAGACCTTCTCAGTTCAATACAAGAAGAAGTTTGATTTACGTGATGAGAATAACGATTTAGCAAACTACAAACTTGTTAGAGAAATGGGTCTACCAAGTGAAACATTGAATAAAGAACTTGACAAACAAATCGCTATGATTGTTGTTAAGTCTGGTGACGTACTAGACACTATTATGGATGAAATAGACGCATCAGAAGGCACAGACACAGGAAATGACGAATAATCGTTGTTTCCATAACAGTGTGTTTGAATGTTAATAAATAAGAGTATGGACAAACAATTTACTCCCAAGGAGGTTACGTAACTATGACGGACGAAACAATAGGCAACACAGCAAGCCATGAAGAAACTGAGACTTCTGCTGAACTTACATCTCAGGCGGAAAGAACTTTTAATCAGGAAGAAGTAGATGCCATCGTAAAGGCTAGACTTGCAAAGCAATCTAAAAAATACGAAGACATTAACATCACTGAATACCGTTCTTTGAAAGCAGACCAAGAACAACAGAAACTTGAAGAACAGAAGAAACGTGGAGAGTTTGAACAAATCTTGCAACAACAGAAGCAAGAATTTGACAGCAGACTTGAAGGCGTTAAATCTAAACTACATTCTGTACAAGTTGATGGTGCACTATTAAAAGCGGCTGGTAGCAGAAATGCTGTTAACCCAGAACAAGTAGCAACACTACTTAGAAATAGAGTAACATTAACAGATGACGGCGATGTACATGTTCTTAATGACAAGGGTGAGGTAATGTATGACACAGATTCAGCATCACCAACATCTGTAGAATCATTAGTTAACTCGTTTTTGGATGCGTCACCACACTTCTTACGAGCAGGTCCGAGCGGTTCGGGTTCTCAAGGAGCAGTAGGTGAAACATCAACAAATGAATTAGACATTTCTAAATTAGACATGACTAATCCTGCTCATAGGGCTAAGTATGCTGAATACAAAGCATCACTTAGAAAACGCTAA